CGCCCTCAAAGAATTCTTCCGACATTTCCGCGCTTGCGTTCTTCAGGATGTACTGGAACATGTTCGTCGGGTCGCTCATCAGCGCTTCCACGCTCGCCACTTCGAAGAACGTGCTGATCGCCGCGTCCGCCAGCGCGTATGCGCCGGCCATGTCCGGGTTCCCCGTCTCTTCCAGTTTGTTCTGGTACTGCGTGTAGTACGCTTCCCCGAAGAACTCCGTCAGCGTTCCGATCGTTCCGACCGCGTGACCCGCTCCCGCAAACGGCAGGCCCCGCAGGAAGTTTTTCACTGTGCTCATGCCCGCCTTGTAGAAGAATCCGCCGACCTCGCCCAGATCCTTTTCCACCTGTCCCTCGACCGATTTCTGCAGCCGCGCCGGCATAAAGAACTGGTTATACGGATCCTTTGCCCAGTCCGCTCCCGTCGCCTGTCCGATCATGGTCCCCGCGGCCATGAAAGGTGTCGTCATGCCCGCCATCGCTGATGCTACGGAGGAAAGTCCTGGCAGTCTTCTCGCCGTTTGCCTCATGCTCAGGTCTTCGTACTGGTTCAGCCGCTGGTTCAGCGCCATCTGCAGTCCGTCCAGGAACGCCTGCGCCTCCACCGGTTCGCGCCCTTCCGCGATCGCCGCGTTATACAGTTTGTTGAATTGTTCCTTTTCGTTCGGCAGCATGGCCAGCGCGCCCTGGTGCGTCGCGTCCATTCTGTTGTTGTTTGTCGCCATCCAGAAGTCGTACTCGTCCCCGCCGTTGATCAGGGAATATACGCCGTGTACGGAGTTGTCCGCTTCGTTTCCTTCGTGTTTCTTGTACCACGCCGCGTCCCGTTCCATGTTTTTGACCCTGTCATATTCCGCATGATACGCCGCGTCGTCTTCCGTTTCGTCATACAGCATCCCGAACTGGTTCAGCTGCTCCAGTTCCTTCTGCTTGTCCTGCAGTTTTCCTTTCAGGTCCCGCTTCGCCATGTCCCGGTCCGCGAACGTTCCGCCCTTCGCGTCCACGCCCGCGATCTGCTGCTCCAGGTCCGCGATCTCCGCTTCCAGCTGCGCCTTGGTCGTCTTCCACACGTTCGGGTCCATGATCGCGTTGTATCTGCTCTCGTTGTCCGCCATCCGGTCGATCTCCGCGATCATCCCGCTGTTGCTTTCCATCTGCTGCCTTGCGTATTCCAGCTCGTTCTTGACCTGCATGTACCGGTCCTTCATGTTCCCCGCGACATACAGCGCGAATTCCCTGTCCGTATCCTCCAGTCCGTTGTCCTTCAAATACTGCAGGTATCCGGTCCCGTACTTGTCCCCGTACTCGTCGATGATCTCGTCCTCTCCGTACAGGTTGACGATCTCTTCCGCCGTTCCCGTCTCCAGCACCGGGTTCACGTCGAATCCTTCCATCTCTTCCTGCAGGAAGGGGATCCGCTGCTTCTCCAGCATGTTGTTTTCGTTTTCCAGAGAGGTCCGTATGTTCTTCCGGCCCTTTTCGTCCATCGTGTAAAGGTCGCCCGTATAGTTTCCGATCCCGTACTTCCGCGCGTCCTCGTTCGCCTGCAGCACATACTGCGCGTTCTTCGGGTCCATCGCCATCAGGAATTCCTGCGGCGTGTCTCCCATCCACGTCCCCAGGTTCTCGTTCGCGGCGTTCATAATAGCGTTGGCCGCGTTGTACCTGTTGTACGCGTTGAACAGGTCCTTATTTTTCTTCTGCTGGTAATCGTCGATCTGTTTTGCCGCCTGGCTCGCTTTGCTGTTCGGATCCGCCAGCAGCTGCTCCATCGGGATCTGCATCCCGCTCGCCTGCTGCGGCTGCGGCTGCGCCGTCGTCCCCGTGAATCCTTCCCATACGCCCTTCCGCTGTCCCTTTGCCGCGTTCTGTCCGCCCGCCGCGCCTGTCAGCAGCGCGTCTAGTCCCGACTGCTTTTTCTGCATGCGGTCGCTGCCGCTCTGCGGTTTCCATCTCTCGCTTTCCTGCGGCATCATCTGCTGCTGTCCGTCGATCTGTTTCTGCAGGTCCGTCCGCACGCCGTTCCAGGCTTCCTGTTCCGCCTGCGGCCTCGTCCCGATCCACTGGTTCATCCTGCTGCCCGGCGTCAGCAGCTGCGTCGCCGCGCTCCAGTCCCGGAAGTCCGTCTGCCTCTGCTGCGGCTGCTGCGGCTGCGCGTCCTGCTGCATCTGCTGCAGCTTCCCGTTCCTCGCCCACGGCGCCGGATTCTCCCGGTTCATCTGATAATTGCTGAGGACCCGGTTCGCCCGCGCCTGCCGCTGCCGGATCTCTTCCATTCGCGCATAGTGTTCATTGTTCAGCGCGATCGCATGGTCCCTGGCGATTGCCATATAGTCGCCCGCTTCCGCCTGTTTCTGCGCTGCCTGCTGTGCCTCCGCCTGCTGCCTCCGCTTTCTTTCCTCCAGGTCCCGCATCATTCTGCTGTATCTGCTGGTCTGGTTGCTGTATCTCGGTGCTGCCATACGACAATCCTCCCGTTGTTCTTTATCTTCTTCTCTTTCCTTTTCCGTCCCCCGTCAGCGGGTTTCCGCCCGTCATCCATCCCGGCTGCGGGATGTGCGGCTGCTGCGTCTGCGGCATCGTCTGCTGTACCAGGTTTGAGATCGTGGACGGCGTGTTCGGGTTGTTGATCGTCGCCTGTCCCGCCGCGATGATCGCGTTCTGCAGTCCCGCCGGCAGGTTCTGCAGGTGCTGCTGGATGTACTGCACCGCGGATGGATTGTTTGCTATTGCGTTCGCCTGCACCTGTGCCGACGCCTGCGGATAGCTCAGTCCCGCGCTTGTTGCCGGCGTCTCTTCCTGCTGCGTCCTCGGTCCGTATCCTCCGCGTCCTGCCGCCTGCTCCTGCATCGCCAGCCATGCCTGGTACGCCGCCACCGCGTCCTGCCAGCGGTTATAGTCTTGCTGCTCCTGCTGCGCCATCAGGTTATACTGGTTGTACAGGTCCGCGATCTCGTCCTGGTTCATCTGGTACGCCCTGTCCCGCAGGTCCATCCCGCGGTCAAGCAGCTGCGTCATGTACTGCTGGTACGTCTGCTGCCCGGCCACGTCCGCGTAGCTGTTCCCGTATCCGCCGGTCATCGCCGCCGCCTGGCCCATCGTGTCGCGCATCCCCTGCCGGCCCCGCTGCGTGTATTCGTCCGCGTACGCGTGGAAAAGCGGGTCGCTGTTGAATTCATATTTGAACTTGCCCCGGTTCTTGATCTGCTCCAGGATCCAGTTCATCGCCGCGCTGTACCGGTTGTTGTAGCTGCCCGGATTCGTGCTTTCGCTGTACGTCGGCGCGGCTCCCACGCTCGGCATCGTGCTGCTGCTGTTCCCGCTGCTCCGGCTCGCGTTTGCCGTCTGGTTCGCCGGCGCGAACTGCAGGTTCCCCTGTCCCCCGTTTGCCGCTTTCTGCTGCGGCTGGTACAGCGGCGTCTGCTGCTGCGCCTGCTGCCCGCCGCCCTTCTGCTGATTCCTCCACCACTGGAAATTGTTATTGTTTGTTACCGCCATCTTCTCCGTCCTCCTTACGTCCCGCTGTATGTCGTCCAGCTGTTCCAGCTTCCGTTCGCTTTCCGCCTGGAATAGATTGCGCTGTTCGTCCAGATCACCTGCCGCACAATGTCGCTCCCCGCAAACACCTGCATCAGCACTGTTCCGCTCGTCACCGCGCTTGGCAGGTTCGTCTTCCCGCTTGCCGCGATCCAGTAATCGCCCGGCCCGGTTACGTTGTTCATGTTTGTCTCCGTCGTCGCCTGGTTCAGGCTCCGCGCCTGCAGGCTGCTCAGCAGCGCCTCGATCGTGATCGTCTGCGTGTTCCCGTTCTCGTCCGCCGGCACCGTGACCTCGGTTTCCTTCACAAACGTCCCGAACTTTCCGCTCCGGACCTCGTCCTGCGTGCTCTTCCCGCTCTTCTCCGTCACCGTGACCGTCTTCCCGCCGCCGGCCTCTTCGATATTCCGGTTCAGGATCTCCGCCGCACGGTACAGGTACGCCCACAACTGCTTGATGTGGTTCTTCTCATTCCCGAACAAGGTCGGCGGCAGGTCGATCCGCTCAGCCATCTCCGCCCACCTCCAGGATCCGGCTGATGCTGAACAGCCGGAAGTTTCCTTTTCCCCGCAGCCGGAACCGCAGGTGATCGCACCGCCGCGGGACCACCGGCAGCACGATCGTCCGCAGTCCGGTCCCGTGGATCTCGCCCATCTCGATCCAGTGACCGTCGCTGTCGTACTGAATATCCAGGTACGCCGTGTGGTCCGCCGCCAGGCTCATCCGCAGATCGAACCGGCTCAGGTAATGGCTCCCCCGCGTCTCCTTCCGGCTCCCGTCCGCGCTGTATTCCGCGCCGTTCAGCCCGAATTCGCCCCGCCATCCCGGTTCGTTTTCCTCCGCCGTGGTGATGTTGCTGGTCCCCAGGCTGATGTCCGTCCCGTTCTCCGCGATCAGCTTGTTCTTTACCTCGTCGATCATCCACAGCTCGTTGTAGCACGTTGCGAACTGTTTGACCTGCAGATCGTCCTCCCGCAGCCAGTTGCCCGTCCGCTTGTTATATACAAACAGGTTCCAGGTGGAAATTCCTGTTTTCATGCTGATGTAATATTTCGTGTCCAGCGCGCCCGCCCGCGCGTCGTCATACTGCACGTTCCCCAGGTTTTCGCTGATGGCGTACGGCATGTTCCCGTCAAAGGCCATCACGTCCTTCACGCTCTTGTAGAAGATCGTTTCGTCCATCAGCGCGATGCTCCGCCAGCTCCCGTCCTGCACGCCCGCCGCCTGGATCGTGCTCAGCTGGTAGCTGTCCGGCGTGCTGCCCGTCACCCTGTGGATGCAGTTTTCCTTGAAAAACACCGGGTATCCCCGCTGCGTCACCGCCCCGGTCCACGGTCCCGGCGTCCCGATGCTCATCACGTAGCTGTCCGTGGAAAGGCCCATAAAGTTGTTCCAGTTCTTGAAGTCCCCCAGCTTGCACGCCCGGATCTCGTTCAGCGTCTCCCCAACCAGCACGCTCTGGTTCTTCGGTCCGTACTTGCATCCCCAGATCCGGTTCTGGCTCTCGCAGATATAGTCCAGGTCCGGCACGCTCCGGATAAACTTCGCCGTGTTGGTGCTCAGCAGCGTCGGATCCGCTTTCCGGATGAATCCCTCAACGATGATATAGTCCTCCGCGCATCCGTAGACGATCTTATCCCCGTTCAGCGCCTTGACCTCGTTCCGCAGCCGCGGACTGGATTCCACGCTCGTGTCCACCGCCAGTCCGCTCACGGTGACCGTGTCGTACATGCTGATCCCCTCCCCGACGCCCGTCAGGTACGGGGCATTGATCTTGATCTTCACATAGACCGTCGGGACCTCGACCCATTCCTTCGTCGCGCTGCTGTACTGCCGCAGAACGTCCTGCTTTCCGCTGCTGTCGATCCAGTACATTCCATTGGTCGGATTGCTCGGCGCGTTGCTGTTGATGGATACGTTTGTCAGGTCGATGTCGCTCCCGTCCGACGTACACGGCGTCAGGTGCAGCAGGTTCGCGGCCATCTCGTTGTCCTGCTCCATGCTCCCGCGGTCCGTCAGGCTCGTTGTGTTGAAGTACACTTTATCCGGCCAAATGCACACATAAGCGCCCATGCTGACGATCTTTTTCGGCAGCATGGTTTCGTCTTCGCTCACGCTGATCCCCTGCACCACCTGTTTGTTGTAGTACACTTTTTTTCCGATCACGTACACCAGCTTTTCCCGCCCGTGGACCGCGTGGATCGTGCTGCTTTCCCCCTGGTCCAGGATCCCGTTTGTGATCGTGTGGATCATCCGCTGGGGCCTGTTGCTCAAAACAGGACTGAGATCGTCGCTCAGATTCGCAGTCTGGTACATCTCCCCGTCCGCGATCACGTCGCGGTGATCATATCCCCGGAAGACGCTCGTCATCTCGATGCTCTTCTGCGTCTCCCGGATCTGGCCCATCTTTTTCATATCGAAAACTCCCTTACCGTCTGGATCGGCATGTGCTCCCGCGTCCACCAGTCGCTCAGCGTGTCCCACGCGTTTTCAAAATGCGCCCGGTCGATGTTGTACCGCCCGTCCTCCTGGTTCTGCCGGTCGATCTGCGTGATGATGTAGTGTACGTACACTTCGCCGTACGGGTCCGGCGCCAGCAGCTCCGTCTCCGGGTTTGATTCGACCGTGTACTTCGGCCTCGCGTCCTGCTCCGCCGGGTGCTCGTGCTTCATCAGGATCTCGCTGTGGATCAGCTGCTCGCACTCCGTCAGGTATTTCAGCTTCAGTTCGCGGCTCATCATGTTCGGTTTCATCTCGTCCACGATGCTGATCGCGTCATTGATCGTCATATTGTCCCCCTTATTCTGAAACAGGCGGAGAAGTCTCCTCCTCCGCCCGTTTCTGTCCTCATACGATTTTTTCTGTCGGATGCGGATTGTTCTCTGGGTCGTATACCTGGATGCCGTCCGCAAAATCTGCCGCCCTGTACCTGCTCCGGATCTCGTCCACCAGGCACTGCGCGAAAGGCAGTTCCAGGTCGTAATACCGGTCGTTCGCAGGCACCTGCATGATCCGCCCGTTCACGCACAGCCAGTAGGAATCTTCTCCCTTCCCGATGCGCTGCGCCTGCACGGAGATCTTCACGTCCCACGGATCCTTCCCGGCCTTTGACGCCTGCTCGCAGGCTTTGTATACCCGCTCGCTGTCGCTCTCGCCGCCCGTCGGGGACGCCGCGAAAACGCTGTTGACCTTCAGCTGCTCGTTCTCTTTCTTCAGCCGCTCGATCTCTTTCTGCATCGCCAGCATCTGCGGGTCCGGCTGGGCCAGCGGGTCCTGGTTCGTTTTCTCTTCCGTGATCTCTTCGATCACTTCCGGCGCTTCCTGCGCCGCGTTCTTCTTGGTTGCCATGTTCATTCCTTTCTGCCGCTATGGGCGGCGAATCCGTATTTGGTTAGGCTTCCGGCATCGGCGGGAACGTGGTCCCCTCGATCTTCACCAGCGCGCCGCTCTTGACCAGTTCCTTGACCACGTCCGCGCTCACTGTGACCTCGCTGCCCGCGCACTCGACGTCGATCACCGCGCCGTTCGGGCCGGTAATGACCTTCATGTTCCGCTTCAGCAGCGTCTTGGTGCCGTTGATCCACACCGGGGTTTCCTCGACCACCTTGTACAGGTTGTTCTTCTTCGCCTTGAAGAACAGCGTCGCGTTCGCGCTGCCCATCACCAGCTTGATCGCGCTCCCGTCCTTGTACACTTTGCCTCCGCCCGCGATGACCTCGATGTCGTCGATCTCGTAGCCGGTCGCCGGCGTCGCGGTCAGGGTGCTTGCGTCGCCCTCCGCCAGGGAGCTGCTCGGACTGGCGCTGGCTGCGCTCCAGTTATCGTTATCGTCCTTGATAACCGTCACCGTCAGGCTTCCCGCGAACTGCTGCAGGTTCCATTTCCACATAGTCGTTATCTCCTTTCGTTTATTCGGATATGCCCGCGGCGGATTCCCTCCGCCGCGGGTCACGCCGCGATTAAGCAGCGGTATAGGTTCCCTCGTCGATGTTCTGCGCCTCGCTTGCGCTGTAGGTGGATCCGTGCCAGATCGTCAGCATGCGCTCCTGGTACAGGATCCTCGCGCCGAACTGGAATTTCACGCCGACCGTGCCGAACTGGTTCAGCGGTCCGCCCGCTTCTTCCTTGGTCTTGATGATCGTCTCCATGCCGCCGCCCTCGATGTCCAGCACCGCGAACGCGTCCTTGCAGAAGATCATGGTCTTGAAGGTGGCGTAGGTCTGGCCGTTCTTCTTGATGACCGGTGCGAGGTTGGATTCCAAGAACCGGATGCCGTGCAGCCGTCCGACCTCGCCGGTGAAGATCTCTTCCGGCGCGGCGTACTTGTGCGCCTCGATCCAGTCGCTGTCCCGCCGCAGGTCCTCCACCACGTCCGGATGGACCACAGCCAGGTAATAGCTCCCGGTGTACTTCTCGCCCTTTGCGGATTTGTAGATCTGCGTCCGTGCCTTCATCAGCACGTCGCTCGTCAGGTTGCAGTAGTAGCTCCCCAGCGCCGTCTGCAGGTCGGCTTCAGTGGCCGGCTGGGATACATACGCGCCGGTAGTTTTGTTTGTCGCCGGTGCGTACATCAGCTGCGTGCCGCCCAGCAGCACGTTCCGCACCAGCAGGTCGTTGGTCAGTCCGGCTGCGGCGCCCAGTTCTTCCAGCGCGCCCAGCTTCGCGTCGTCGATCGCGTGGTTGCTCATCATGTCGCTGATCGCCACATAGTCGCCGTACTGCGTGATGCTGACGGTGATCGCCACCTGGCTCAGCTTCTTGCCAGTCGGGATCACGGCCTCGGTCAGCTTACCGATGCGGTCCAGCGTCTTCCAGCGCCGGATCTCCATGCTCGTACCCTTGTTGGCCGGCAGGGAAAGTTTCTTGCCCAGCTGCGCATAGATCAGCTTGTCCCGCGCGTTGTCCAGCAGCGCCGTGTCCGTGAACACCTTGTTCAGCGTGCTCAGGTTGTAGTCGCTGTCAAAGTCAGTGGTTTCGCCCGTATAGGCGTTCGTATAGGCGCCCATGGCGTTGACCAGGGTGCCGGCTTCAGCATAATGCTGAAGATCAAAGATCCATTTAATCATTTTTTACTCCTTTCTCTCATCCTCCCCATTTCACCAACCCTTTGTGGATCAGGTCGTATACCCTGTTCCGCTCGCTCCGGGTCAGTCCCCGGGGATCCACGTTGAAATCTGCCGCCGTCTGCCCCTTGCCCTTCATGGCTCCTTCCACGGGCCGCTTCCGCTGCGCCTGGATGGTCTGCCCCATCTGCTGCTTTGCGCGCTCCATGCCGGCCATCATCGCCTGGGGCATCATTTCGTCCCTGTGCAGCGCGAAGAACGCGTCCTGCACGCTCAGTCCGACCTCCGGACTGGTCAGCTGCAGGAACTTCGGATTCTCGTGCAGCTCCTTCATCAGGTCGAATCCCGGCAGCTGCTTCTTGAATTCCTCTGCCTGCTGGCTCAGTTTCGCAAAGTGCTGCTGCAGCATCTGCGTCTGGATGTTTTCCTGCTCCCGCTGCTGCGCCTCGTCCCGTTCCTGCTTCATCTGCATGAACTGGCGGTACGCCGGGATCGTCATCCCCGCCTCGCTGGCCGCTTCCTCGTACAGGCTGTCGTCGTCCATCACGTAGTTGATCAGGTCCTGGACGTTATCCACGCCCGCCCGGTCCATCAGCACTTTCAGCGCCGGTTCCAGCGCTTTCATCTGTTCCGACGCGTCCGCCTGGTTCTTGAACCGGTCCTGCACCGCTTTCTGGACGTCCCTGCCGTACGCCTCTGCGAATTCGCCTTTTTTCAGTTCCTCCCACCGTTCGTCGATGGTCTTTGCTCCTGTCGTCGCCCCCGGCGTCGGTGCTGGTCCCTCCGCGGGCCTCTGCCCCTTCGGTCCCTTCTGCTTCAGTCCCTGGCCATAGGTCTGCCGCAGTTCCGGGTGCTTCGCCATCTGCCTGTTCATCTCCGCAGCGACCTGAGATGATACCGCCGTGCCGTCCGCCAGCTCGTCTCCCGCGCTGACCTGGACCGGATCGGTGCTTTCTGCTGCTGTTGCTGTTGCCGCGTCCGCCGCCGCCGGGATTTCCCCGTCCTCCGCGAACTGCTGCAGGTTCAGCTTTAAAATCATATTTTCCTCCCTCTGCCCGTAGGTGGGCGAATCCTCACCTTGATTATTTCATAAACTTCTCAAATATCGAAGGTACAGGGTACTCCGTACCTGCGATCGCCGTTTCCGCTCTGCCGTCGCTTCGCTCGTCACTCGCGGACGGCTGTAGCATGGCTGGCGTTTCCCGCTCTGCCGTCGCTTCGCTCGTCAGTCGCGGACGCTCAGCTCATCACTCCGGCCTGCTCGCGTTTGCCGCCCGTTCCTTTGCCCGCGCCACGATCGCGTTCTCGTTCGGGTTCGGTGCGCTCATGTTGTCCGCCGGCGCTCTCAGCTGCGGGTTGATCTCCGCCCCCTGCGGCATGGGCATGCCCATCTCCGCGCTCATGCCCTGCATCACGCCCGCGATCTGCCCCTGGATCTCCGGATCGCCCTCCGCCAGCGCCATCGCGATCTGCCCCATCTGCATCAGCGCGTCCTGCATGGTCCCCTGCTGTTCGATCTTCTTGACCAGCTCGTCCTTCCCGCGGAAGTCCATCATGCTCAGGGCCATCAGCGCCTGGTTCGTCATCTGCGGCGTGAAAAACCCGTTTCCGTAGAACTGCAGCGCCAGCTCGTTCTGGCTCATCTTGGTGTACGCATTCTCCCGCTGCGCCCTGACTTCGACGTCAAACACCGGCAAACGCATGCCCGGCTCCTGTCCCGGCAGGTTCGGGATTGTCTGCGGCTGCAGGTTCGCGTTGTCATACCGCACAAACTCTTCCTGTCCCTGCGGCCCCATGATCCGGAACAGCCGCTCAATGTCGTAGAACTGCCGGATCCGCTCGATCACTTTCAGCACGATCTTCTTGTACGCCCGGTACGCCGCCTTGGTGCTGTCCTTGCTGCTGCGCCCGCTGTCTTCCTTCAGGGCCGCGATCGCGCTCGCCGCCGTCACGCCGCTCGGCACGCCGCCGTTGTTGACGTCCATGTTGCCCGTGATCCACTTGATCTCGTCGATCTTCTCCATCAGCATGTTGTGCGCGTCCCCGCCCATCGCCGGCACGTCCACCGCCCGCAGCGTATCCTGCCCCAGGTTGCCGTTCGTATGGATGATCGGTTTCGAAATGTCCGCGAATTCCGCTTCGTTCACGCCCCCGTCCTTCCGCATGAAGTATCTCGGCGTCGCCCGCATCTTCGCGTTCAGCACCATCGCCTGGCTCATCTCGTCAATGTCCGTCTGCACGTCCTTCCCGATGTCGATGTATCCGTATCCTGCCGGTGATCCTTCCACCGGGAACAGCCGGTCCAGCACAAACGGATATTCCCCGTCCTCGTAGTATCCGTTTTCCAGTCCTTCTTCCTCGCTGGAATACAGGCAGGTTTCGCCCACGTATTTGCAGTAGTGCAGGATCGCCCGCCCGCTTTCCTCGTACACCTTGTAGTACCAGTCCACGACCACCGCCTTGTTCCCCAGGTCCTGCGTGTCATCCGTCTTGTACTGGTCCACGCTGATCTTGTTGCTGCCCAGGTTCCCCTTCAGCTGCGGATAGATCTCTTCCAGGTCCTTCTTGTCCTCGAAGCTGACAAAGAACACGTTCCGGCTCTCTTCGATGTCGTTGATCCCGGGTTCCCAGTACAGGTTCAGGATGTTGATCTTCGGGATGTCGATGTCTCCCAGTCCGTTCAGCTTCTGGCTGTTCCAGAACACGCCGTACACGCCCGTCCCTTCCTGCATCTTCTGCCAGCTGCAGTTGTTGTACGTCTCTTCAAAGTCGTTCATGTCCATCACGACCGGCACGATCTTGCTCAGGCGCTTCGCCTCTTCCTGGTCGTCCTCCATCCGCGGCAGGATCACCGGCTCCGGGAAGCTGTCAATCGCGTCCGCGTGTTTCCCTACGATCGAGTTCCACAGCCATCCCGTGCTGTTCTTCTGCACCGTCGCTCCCTTCGTCCCGCGGTTCCGGGTAATCTCTTCCCAGTTCTTCAGCTTCCACCACTGCTGCGCCGCGATCACGCGCCGGTTCACGCTCGCCTTTGCCTTTTTGTACTTCAGCAGCGTCTCCGTCGCCTGGTTCAGCCGCTCCGCGTTCATGATCCGCCCGCCGGCCATCAGCTCATCCTTCCGTGCCGCGCTCAGGCCCATCATGTCCAGCAGGCCCTGCGCGCCCATCCGCTCGCCCAGCCTCCGCGCCTCCGCCGTCTCCGCCGTTTCCGGCGCCATCAGCATCTCCGCGTCCGGTTCCTCCGCCTGCCGCTTCCTCCCGATGTCCGGGATCTGCGCCCCCATCGGCATCCCCTGTGCCGCCCCCACGGGCCGCTGCCCCTGCATCCTGTTCCTCAGTCTGTCCATCATTCCCGCCATGTCACATTACCTCCCTGAATTCCACGTTCTTCGGATACTGCTCCGCCAGCGTCCTCATCCCTTTTGCCGCCATCCTGAAATAAGCCTTGACCTCCTGCACGTTTCCCATCGCCGGGTCCGCCTGGATCATCCCGTACGCCTCCCGCTGCCTGATCGTCACGCTGCACCGGCCCCGCTCCTCCGCCTCCTGCAGCACCATCGCCAGCGCGCCTGTGATCGCGCTCGCCCCCGCGCACACGATGTCCTTCCCGTTCTCCGCGTATCCTGCATGCCCGGCTGCTTCCATCCGCAGCCGTCTCCAGTCCATCGTCGCCCTGATCATCCTGTTCCTCCTTATGCTGAAAACTGTCCCAGCGGATCCACGCCGTACGCCGGTTCGTACTTCGGTTCCTCCTCGAATCCCTTGATCAAATTGTTGACCGCGCAGTACCTCCACATGTCCGCGATGTGGTCCTCCCCGCTTGTATCAGCGTCCTCCACGTTCCGCTCGTCGTGCTGTAGCGTCGGGATCGTTCGGATGAACTCCTTGCACGTATTGAACACATAGAACCGCGGGATCCCCGCCTCGTTGAACTGCAGCCTGTACCTGCACTGCATCCACCCGGCCAGCCGGCTGTTATCCGCCGGCGTGAAGTACACTCCGCACTGCATCGCCGTATCCGCAATACTGACGCCCGTCTGGCTCTGGAAGATTGCCGGGTCTGCCACGCCGATGATCTGCCTGCCCTTCAGGTCCGGGTCCGTATCCTCGATCTCCCGGATCGTCTGGAACAGCTTTTCCGGTGTCCACTGCACGCCCTCGTTCGCCAGGCTCTCGCTTCCGCTCTTCTGCACACCGTACAGTTCCTTGAAATGGATCATCGTCCCGTCCTCGCATCCTAGCGCGTCGTCTGTAATCGCGAACCATCCGACCGCGAAAGGACGGAAATACCCCCAGTCCAGGCTCCTGTAGATCGTCCAGTGTTTCCGGATCGTGATCGGATCGATCACATGCGTCCACCGCCTATCCTTGTAATGGTCAGGCGCGTTAACGAATTCGCTGAAATACTGCCCCTCGTAGATGTCCCAGCTGCCGTCCCTCCATGCGGCTCGCCGCTTCGGCGGCAGGTTGTCCAGGAATTTCTTGTATTCCGGACTGTACTTCAGCAGGATCGTGTTGTCCGTGTACCTCGCCTGGATGAATTCATAGTCATCCGGGTCCTCGTCGTCCTTGAACTGCCGGTCCACAAACAGCCGCTTGATGTACGCGTGTCCCGGCCCGCCCGGATTGCAGGTGAAGTACGCCCGGTGTGGAAAATCGTTCACGCCTCGGATACTCGCGCAGATGTCCGTCATCCACTGCGGCTGCAGCTGTGTGGCTTCTTCGAAAAATATGATGTCGAACTGGATGCCCTGTACATGCTCGCAGTCTCGGTCGTTGTCGCAGTACGCCAGCGTGATCGTCGCCCCGTTGTTCAGCGTGAAAACCTTTTTGTTGTCGTTGTACTTTGCTTTCCCCGCCAGCATCAGCTGCAGCTGCTTCAGGTGATTCTTTTCCACGTCCTTCAGCGTCCGCCGCAGGATGCAGATCTTGATACCCTCGCTCCATTTGTCCGGCGCTCCGTACCTCCGCGCCAGCAGGCATGCTTTCAGATCCACGACCCAGCTCTTTCCCCCGGCCCGCGCCCCGCCGAACGCGACAAAACGCTTGTCACTCTGCAGAAACAGCCACTGCTTCGGATTCGGTTGGAATACCCGTACATTCTCAGCCATCTACGACCGTCCCATCCGGAGATACAACCTGCCAGATCTCCTGTTCGTTTTCCTTGTCGTCCCCCGCGACCTTCTGCTTCTCGATCTCCAGCTTCTCCCGGTCCATCGCCAGCTTCTCCTTCGCCTCGCGCTTCCGCTGCGCTTCCTGCTTCTTCCGCATGTCCTGGTCCAGCGTCGGCAGTTTGAACAGGTCCCGCTGCGTCTGTACCGCGATCTGGATCGCCTTGGCCAGGCTCTCCACGTTCTTCATCGTCCCGGCCTTGTCCATCATCAGCACCAGCTCATGCCCCTGCGCTTTTGTTGTCAGTTCCACCAGTGTATCGATCAGCTTCCCGTTCGCGTCGATCAGCTTCTCCAGCTCGTTCACGCGCACGCGCACGACGCGCTCGTGGATTTTTTGACCTACTTCTTCACGGATTTTTACTTTCTCTTTTGTCCAACCTTCCTTAGATGCCCGGTTCTGAATCGTGCGCACAGTTACCCCGTATTTCTCGGAAAGCTCTTTATAACTCTTCCCGGCCATGTAACTTTGCTTGATCCGTCCCCACTGGGCCACACTGTTCACCTCGCTCTCACTGTTATTTTCTCAAACCCATAAAAAAAATCGAAGGTACACCCTCGGCACCTCCGATTCTTCCGCATCTCCGCAGCATCATTCCGCCGGCGCAGCTTCCTCCGCCGGATACAGCTTATCCGTCTCCCGCATCATCTTCTCAAATGTGTCTTCGATCTCCTTCCGGATCTCTTCGTCCGTGTACGCCGGTTCGAACGTCGTCACGGAATACATCACCCGGCAGTGAAATGTCTTTTTCCCGTTCTCATCCTTCAGCGGACTTTCGCTGATCATAAACCACAGGCTCCCCGGTTCCAGCTGCTTCTTCCGCATCAGTTCCCGCACGCTGTCCAGTGCTTTCAGCGCGCACGTCCCCAGCGCCGCCTCCCTGCTTCTGCGCTGGTTCACCGCGAACGCATCAAACGTCTGCCCCTCGTTCTTCATCGTGTTCCGCATCCGCTTTTCGTAGTCCTTCAGCAGTTTCCCGTCGTCCCGGATCTTCTTCCGCCGGTTGAACGCGATCTGCTCCTTCTCCGTCATGTCCTGGAATCTCTTTGCCATCTGTCTGCCTCCTTTGTTTTTCGTAAAACGCACCGGATATAAACCCCATCAATCATGTCGCTGTATCGGACCTGACAGTCCTGCAGCTTATATCCCGGATACAGTTTTTCCATGATCTCCTTCGCCTCGTTCCGGAAGTCGTACGCGATCCGCTTCACCCTTGCGTTCGGCATCCTCGCGTCCCGGCTCCGGGCCACCGGCTGCTCCAGATTTCTGCTTCCCCGCCACTTCCGCACGCCCTTCCTCGGCGCCCGGTCCTGTTTCTGCCGCGTGAAATACACCGCGATCCCGCCCAGGCCCTCGTCTCTCGGCTGCAGCCTGTCGCAGTTCGCCCGCCCGTGTCCCCATAGTTTCTCCAGCTCGTCCCGGTCGATCCCTCCCGTCATGATCATGTGGACGTGGGGCCGCTTTCCGCTGTACCCCGGCGCCGGCATCTCGTCCCCGCCGATCGCGTACGCGTATTTCATCTCCGGCAGGCCCAGCCTCCGCCGCGCCCGCTTCACCCGCGCCAGGAAGTTCCGGATGTCCTTGTCGATCCGCTCCGGCTCCGGCGCCCGTCCCGCATAGTCCAGTCCCAGCGCCACGTCCTTCTCTGTGAAGTTCTTTTCCACGATCTGGATAAAATGCAGCCGGCTCCGCTCGTCGTTCGCCCGCTGCTGCGCCTCCCGCGTGATCTGGCTCTTCGCCCGCCGCAGCTCTCCCCGCTGCCGCCGTCCGAATACCGGGAAAACCTCCGCGTCGATCCGCGGCCCGCTTACCGTCGTCCGCCGCCTGTACCCCATCTTCCCCGTCGGGATCATGCTCGCTTCCTCCAGGAAGCTCCCGTCCCCCTGCATCCGGTTGTTGAAAAGGTCCTCAAATTCCCAGCTCATGTTTCTCCTCCAAACGGGGAGAGGCTCCCGCCTCTCCCCCATCCCCTCTCCGCTACGGCGGCAGGAAGACGGCTGCGGTTGTTTACTTTCAAAAATGCTTCATATATTAATACTCATTACAAGCCTTATAATGGGGAACCCATCCCCCAGTTCGCGCCCCGCGCCGGGTCCTGATATAGAAGGAGAGATTCGCCCCCCGCCGGAGTTGCACCGGCGTCTGCTGTTGGGAGCATGATGAGGAACCATCCGCGCTTCAGCGCGGCGAATGGTTCCCATGCGCAAGCTGTCGGCGCTTTAGCGCCGGTAACAGCGGACGCAAGTTCCGGATCGGCAGGTCCCGCCTGCCATTAATCCGGAGCTTTCCCGACCCCTTCCCGCTATCCCCTGTCCCGTCTGATCACTCGTCCCCGTGCCTGAACGTCTCCGGCTGTTTCATGTTGCGTCCTTCTTCGTCCACAAACATGATCGTATGCACCGCCACGCTGCTGATCGCCGCGCTGGAACACCTGCTGTGGAAGTTGCTCACCGCCGTCCCGTTCTCGTACTCCGCCTGCGTGAACGCCTGCCACAGCGCCGCCCCGTCCTGCATCTCAATCACGTAATACGTCATCCGCGTCCCTCCTTTCCTATTAATCCCACCGCAGCCGTCTGCTGATGAACCAGGTCCGCTGCAGCCTCCGCCTCCGTTCCCGGTCGATCATCCGGTCCACCCTTTCCAGGGCGCTGCTTCCGTGCTTCTTTACCACTCAAATTCCTCCCCCTGCCGGTCGTCCCGCGGGATCTCCGCCGGCGTCCTCCTCTTCTCGTCCTCCCGGATCCGCGTGAACGCCTCCGCCGTCCGCACGCTGATCGTGCTGCACGCTGCCAGCTGCGGGTTCCGCCTCATCGCCATCTGCATCACGTCGTCCCCGCGCCTGTGCAGCACCGTCTCCGTTGCTTCCACTTCCGGCCCCGTCCCGGTCACCACGCTCCGCTCCCAATGCTCGATCACTTTCCTGCCTCCTTTTTCTTTATAAATCCCTGTTTGCAGTGATAGCTGCAGAACCAGGTGATCTTCCGCTTCTTCCCTTCGGTGATCTTGTATACCCAGTCATCGTTCGCAAAGAAATCCTTGTTGCATACCTTGCACTTCCTGGGCCATCTCCCCAGCAGCCGCTCGTGCTTTTCCTTCTGCTGCATGCTCACCCTCCGTGTCTTTATTTTGGCCTTTAATTAAGAAGCAGTAAACGCCACACATCCTTATCCGTATGTCCGTCCCAATGCTTTGCAACAGGCAATTCTACACACTTGAATATGTCCCAATACTTGTCTTCATAGTGATATGAATAACTGCCTTTGGGAGTATCAACCGCAACGATGAACCAACCACCGCCAAAGCACGGCTCTCCATCTTCATGCTTGCGTGACTTCCATGCTTTATCTAAATTCTGATTGACTATCGTTGCAAACAGAACTGCTCTCTGTAAGTACAAATCATTGAAAGTATGGTATCCGTCAGAAAAGTCACCAATGTCTTCGATTCCAAACTCTTTACATACTTCCTCAATTGTCATTTCTCAATTCCTCCAATTTACTTAAAGCGTCATTTTCGTCAGTTCGTTATTTGTTTCAATAACCGTCATCCAACTCACCGACTTTCCACAATCCTTTTTCTTAATTCCTTCATGTATTCAAACATCATTGCGTATATATCAATCAACAAATCGTCTGCACCTGTTTGTTCTGGAATGATATGAAACCGTTCAAGGTCTTTCTGTATTGCAATTTCAAGCATATCCATTTCATCTTCATCTCTCATTACACTCACCTCCATTTATTGCATTGGTTTTCCACACGATGGGCAGAACTGATATAAGTGCATGAAATCGACCAATTCCTCACGGCTCTTCGTCAAAATCCATCCTCTCCGGCGGTTTCTCCGCCGTGATCCGCTGCCACTCCCGCAGGTCCACCACCTTCGGCACGTCCGGCTCCGGCTGCGTCAGCTGCTTTATCATCCTGTCCCGCGCCTCGTCCGTCCTCCGCGCCGCCTCGATCGTTTCCTCCGTAATCAGCGGATTCCCCTGGAGCATGTTCGACCAGTCGTCCGACGCGTTCCAGCTCCCGTTTCTCAGTTTCTCTATCACTTCCTGCGGCAGCGGTTTCACTTCCTTGTAAAACGCTCCGCTCTCCATCTCCCGCAGCCATTCCTTCATCACCCGGACGCACTCTTCCACGGTGCTGTATTCTTCCTCCGCCCCGCGCTCCGGCTCCAGTCCTGCGTTCCCTTTGCTGGCCATCCTCCGGATCGCCTCAAACACTGTGATGCTCTTCCGCAGCGCCTCCGCCCTTGTCATCATCAGTCCTCGTCCTCCCATCTGAAATGTTTCCACGCCAGATACTGTTCGCACCGCTCCCAGCATCCCTCGCAGTACGTCGTCCGCTGCCTCTCGCATAAATTCTTATTCGCGTATTTCAGGATCGTCGCGGCGGAATCCGGGACGTGCGGCCTGCACCGGATCTCAAAGTCTCCATAACAAACGTACATCGGACACAGCACGCTCTTCCCGTCCCGCTGCCCTTCCCCTGGCCGGCCCATCCCGATCACCGCCTTTCCTTCCCCGCGTCCCTCGCTCTCTTCCATTCCTGATACTTCTTTTCCATCTCCGGATCCCGGTACGCTTCCCGGATCTTCGGCAGCAAGGCCCGCGCCAGCATCGCATAGTCCGGGCGCTCATGCGTCCGGAATACTTCTGCCCTCATCTCGCTGCTCATGCCTTGCCTCCCGTATCTGTCCCGCCACCGGATTGAATAGCCATAGATCCCCGCCGACCGCGCCGGCCACTTTCTCCGCTGCTCCCCAGCTGCGCGTCCGCCATGCGTCCCACACGTTCCTGCTCCACCGCAGGTCCGTGCTGTATAAGATCGTCCCCACCAGGTACTCCGGCCCCCGCCGGATCACCAGGCAGGTCTGCTTCCTGATATCCACGCCCCGACCACCCCACCGTTACAATTCCTTCAGGCTCCCTCGTCCAGGATCTCGTCCATCCCAATCTGCTCGCTTGCGATCATCGGCCTGCCCGTGTTGTCCTGTTTCATGATCGCCGTCTTCTTCCCGCACTCCAGTTTGTCGCTCGCGCCGATCTTCATGCTCACTCCAGGCTGCAGCTCCACGTCGTAATAGATCTCTCCCGTCTTCGGGTCCGCCCGCTCTTCCAGTGAGATCGCCACCTTCGCGTTCACGGACCCTTTATGCAGTTTCCGCCGGATCAGCTGGCATGCCACGATCTCCATCGCCGCGTTCAGGCTCTGCCGGAACTCTTCCAGCGCTTCCGAATCAATGCTCAGTCTCTGCGGTTTCATTTTCCCTTATCCTTTCTGAATACTTCTTTCAGTCCCACGATCAGCATCGCCACCAGCACCGTCAGCGGCACCGCCGCCAGCACCGCCAGCATGATGCACCCGATTGCGGCAGCTGCCTTGTCCATGATCTCCATGCGCTCACGCCCCTTCCGGCGGTATGATCTTCGCCCAGCGCGTCCTTCTCCATTCGCTTCTGTCCAGTCCGGTCAATCCGTTCCAGTTGCTTGCGTACGTGATCTCCCCGCAGGAATAGCAGCCGCGCACCGGGAATCCCTGGTGTCCGTAGTCCAGCCACAGAATGATCGCCGTATCCTCCGGCGGCATCGTCTTCTTCGTCAGCTTGAACCATTCCATGATCATTCCCCCTTGTTTGCCTTGGTCCATTTGTTCGGTTCATAGTCGTCGCATGTGCTCAATACGTGCCGTCCATAATAGTCCGATCCGCCCAGGTCGTTTCCCCAGAACACTCTCCGCTGCGGCGCATGGTCTTCCTTTGTGCAGTATCCTTTGTGAAAATAGTTGTTGTTTTCGCACGTCCCGCAAATCCCGTACGTCTCCATCCTCGGCGCGAAGCTCATGCACTCCCCCTGTTTATCGTTCGGATGTGCCACCGTCATGATCCGGCACGGGACCAGGTGTGCATACATCTGCTTGTAGACCACGTCCATCGGGATCGCCGCGTTCTTCTCCGCGTGTTTGTGAACGCAGTACCTGCACCGGTTCTCCCATACGTCGTCCGGGATCCTGTACACTCTCTCCCCCGATGCTTCCGGCAGCGTGATCTCTTCCTTTTTCTCTTCCCGGATCAGCAGGTCGTCGATACTCATCTGCCTGTCCATTTGTCACACTCCCCGCACCCACACCGCCATCATCACCGCCGCTCCGATAAACGGCAGCACCGTGATCGCCAGCCAGTACAAAATCCTTTCCGCCCGCGCGTCCTCCGCGGCCCGCATCCTGTACCGATGTCCCTGCGTCGTCTTGCACCGGATGTAGTACATGCTCATTCCTCCCCGATCTGTCCCAGCAGGTACTTCTTTTCAAGGTCCTTCAGGTTCTTGATCGCTATCCCGCAGATCAACGTGTCAATCGTCACAAAACTGTAATCATGGAACAGCGCCCCGTTCCGTGCGTCCTCCATGTTCACTATCGCGGTTCGTACCTCCACGATCTGCTTCTCGATCATCTTCCTCCGCAGCCGTTCCCTGCGGCTCTCTTTCCGTTCCTCACTCATTCCCGGTGCCTCCCTTCAGCACGCCGATCAGCTCGTCCAGTTTTTTGATCAGCCGGTCCATCATCGCCGCCTGGAAGCGCATCAGCTTTGTCTGCTCGTCCTGCTTCGCTTCCTCCGCCGGCGGATCCAGCTGCATCTGCATCTGCCCCGGAACCTCCGCCGACGCTTCCTGTTTTTCCCGCTCCTGTTCTTCCCGCATTTTTTTGCAGAATCTGTACATCTCTACGGTCATCCCGTTTTCATGTGCTTCTCTTTCCTCTACCAACTGGTCGTAGATGAGTTTGTCCCGTTCCTCGTCCGCCACCGTTCCGATCAGTTCGTTCAGCCTCCGCCTCCCGGCCTCCGCCGCCGCTTTCCGCTCCTTCGTCTTCCGGTTCATCTCTTTCCGCTGCGCCAGGTACGTCTCCAGCTTGTAATCCGCCACCCGGATCTTCCCCACCGTGCTCGGATCCACGCCGATGATGTCCGCGATCTCCTTCAGCGTCCGCCTGTGCTCCATCAGGTACTTTGCCGTGTCGCAGTCCTCCTGGGTCAGTCTGTGCTTCTTCTTCGCCTCTTCCGGGATCATGTGGAAACCCTCCTTCTATTTATTCAGTTGTTTTCCGGCCAAAACACTTCTGGCTAAAGTTCCTTGTGCCACCGGATTTTCATTTCATCCAGCGGTATTTCCATCTGTACGAATCCTTCATATCGTCCACCTGTCCAATGCGTACCACCTGCTTTTCCGTCACAAATCCAATTTGATGCTTTAAGGCTCGTTCCAGGTTCGCTTTCCCTTGTGTATGTGATGATCCGCTTATATCCAAGTGCTTTCCCTGCTCGGCAAGCTGCACCGTAGAGCATTGAACAAGCATTGTATGTTCCGTCTGTGCAGCACCTGTTCACTTCAAGCGTTAACCCATCATCGTAATACCTTCCAACAGGTCTGCCTACCATACACACACCGCACAACCTGTCACCGTCATAGCAAGCAATACTGAATTTATGTCCTGCTGGTGGTTTGTTGTGTCTGTGGTTCTCTCGCACAAAGTCCTGTGCTTCTTTGAACGTAATCGGACGTAATTCAAGCATTTTTCAGTTCACCGTTCCGGAGTGTTTTTGTTTCAATAACTCTTCTGTTATGCTGAATGATATTCAGCATCCTTCGCAAAAAAAATTGCTTCGCGCTGGTCCATATCCAGCCGCAGGATGTCGGACAGTTTTTCAATCTCGCTGGCCGTAAACTCCCGTCGGTTCTCCACCTTCGCGCGAAGCGTCTCGTATGCCTTGATATTCATCTGTTCAAGGATTGCCCCGATCTTCAGCCCTGATTCACTGATATGTTTGTTCAGCAGTTCCGTATTCGTCATGCTTCCCATCCTTTCGGTCCGATATTCACTTGCTGAATTTAATTCACTATGGTCACTATACACCCTTGCTGAATTAAAGTCAACATATTTTTATAAATTGTTGTAAATAATTCTTCAATGTGTTATTCTCGTTCCGGTGATGCTTATGAATATGTACGAAAGAATCCGGCAATTACGTATTTCTGCCGGTATGTCCCAGGACGATCTCGCCCGCGCTATGGGTTACAAAGATCGTTCAATGATCACAAAAATAGAATCCGGTAAAGTTGACATCTCTCAGAAAAAAATCATCGCTTTTTCCCGCGCGCTGCATACAACCCCTCGTTATTTGATGGGATGGGATGATGAATATCCCGATCTATCTGACGCTGCGCCTGTCACCCAGGAATCCCGCATCATCTCCGCCGGTATCGACCGGATGCCCAAGGAGCGCCGCGAGCAGGCGCTGAAGATCCTGCAGGTCGCTTTCTCGGAATATTCTGATTTCTTCAAGGAGGATCCCAACGATGACGCCTGATTTTGAACGTGCCGCCACCGCTGCGATGCAGATGCTGATCAAGCACAACATCTGCACGGCCCCCGTCATGCCCTGTCCGATTTTCAAACGTACGCCCGGCGTGCTGGTCCTTTCATATACCGAAATGAGCGGACGCATCGGCGTGGACCGGGATAACCTTCTCTCCATGTTTGAAACTGAGCAGCACGATGCCGTGACGTCCACCCACTTTGAAGATGGCAAGCTCCGGTACCTTGTCACCTATAACCAGCGCCTGCCGCTCTATCTGGTGCAGCGCGCCCTGGCCCGCGAGCTTGGCCACATCGTCCTCGGCCACGACGGATCCCGCCCGGAGGATGTACGAATGGCGGAAGCATACTGCTTCGCGCATCATCTGCTCTGCCCGCGCCCACTCCTCCGCGCGATCCTTGATTCCGATATTCCCCTGACCGTGGAAGTCCTCGGCGCCATGACCGGCTGCTATGAACGCTGCCTGCAGGGCATGCGCAAGACGCCCGCCGTCCATGTCCCCGCGGATCTGAACCGCAAGGTCCGTGATCAGTTCGCGGATTATATCTCTAACTTCCTTGATTTTGAATCCTATCTTTGCAAGACGGACGAATCCATGCTGGCCAACCTTGGCACATATATGGACGGATATGAGGAGTGATAACATGAAGCGCTTGTTTCTTGTTGTGTTGCTTATTCTTATTCTGTTTCTGTCCGGTTGTTCCGGATATTCCGCTAAGTATGACCAGCTGAACGATGAATATATAGAGCTTCAGATCAAATACGATGATCTGTATAAGGATTACGATGATCTGTGTGATTTCATATATCACATAGGCGACCCCATGAGTGACCTTTATCTTTATTTTGAAGAAAAAGAAATATCATTTGATGAAGCGTATAAAGCATTTATTTTGTTGGATGGTTATTATCGTCCATTTAACAACTGACCGGAGGCACCATGAAACATAATCCTTCCTGCGCCCTGCGCACCGCGGTCGCCTATGCGCGCTATTCCTCCGCGGGCCAGCGGGACGTATCCATCGAGCAACAGCTGCGTGACATCCGCGCATACGCCGAACGCGAAGGATACGCTATCGTGCATGAATACGCGGATCATGCCCGCTCCGGTTTCCGAAACGTCGCCGCCCGGTCCGAATTCCAGGCGATGATCGCCGCCGCCGCTTCCGGATCCTTTGATACCATCCTCTGCTGGAAAGTCGACCGCTTCGGTCGTTCCCGGGAAGACAGCGCCATCTATAAGGGCCAGCTGTCCCGCCTGGGCGTCTCCGTCGTTTACGTGATGGAGCCGATCCCCACCGGCGCCGCCGGCGTCCTGACGGAAGGGATGCTGGAAGCCATCGCTGAATGGTACAGCAGGAACCTCTCGGAGAACGTCCGCCGCGGCATGTCGGATAATGCTGCGAAGTGTTTGTATAACGGCGTCACCGTCTACGGATACGACGGAATCCGGAATGAAAGATATCGCATCAACGAAGAGCAGGCCGCTGTCGTCCGTCAGATCTATTCCCTTTATATCGACGGCTATTCCATCGCTGAGATCGTCCGCCTGCTGAACGACGCCGGCCAGCGCACCGAATCCGGAAAGCTGTTCTGCATCAACAAGATCCACAATATCCTGAAACAGGAACGATATACTGGCGTGTACCTCTTCGGGGACTACCGGATCCCGGACGGGATGCCCGTCATCATCGATCCGGACACCTGGCAGCGCGCCCAGCGCATGAAGTCGAAAACCTCCCGGCACCATCAGAAGAATCCCGTCGATTATCTTCTTACCGGGAAAGCGTTCTGCGGCTGCTGCGGGAAGCCTCTTGTCGGTGATTCCGGCACCGGGCGCAACGGCACCCACTATTATTACACCTGCCAGTCCCGCAAGCGCCGCGCCGGCTGCGCAAAGAAGTCCGTCCGGAAGGATGACCTGGAGGATTTTGTGATCAACTTCCTTCTGGATCACGTTCTTTCCGGCCCGGAGATGGAGCGCATCGCGGATGCTATCATGGAATACCAGCGGAAGGAATCCGATTCCTCTCCCCTCCGCGCAATGGAGCGCGAGCTGCAGGAAACGGAGCGGAAGATTTCCAATACGAACCGCGCGATCGCGGAAGGGATCTTCACCGGTTCCACCGTCGCCATGCTCCAGCAGCTTGAGAAGACGGCTGCGGACCTCCGCCTGTCCATCGAATCCCGCAAGTACGCGGAAGGACAATTACTTGACCGGGACCGCGTTTTCTTCTTCCTTACTGCGTTCTCCACGATGGACCGCACGGATCCGCACGACCGCCGGACCCTCGTCCACGTTTTCCTCAATTCCGTCTACGTCTATGACGACCACTGCCGGATCCTGGTGAACACGTCCGACGATGATTCTATAATCCCCTTCGCGGATCTTCCCCCTGAGCCATCCGGTTCTGATATTGTTTGTTCTGTCCTGCCACCCGCAACGCATCCGAACCACGTCCTTATCCAGTACGTCGTCCGGATGTGAATGAAAAGAGAGATGCTACATTTTTGTAGCATCTCTCTTTCGTTACCGCCGATTCCAGTACGGGTCGATTTCTTCCCGCGGATCGTAGGACCGCGCCCCGGTCCTGCTCATGTAGCGTCCGGTTGTCCGGCTGCGTCCACGGGCATAGGACCTTTCGCTGGTTCCGTCCTCGCTTTCGCGCATCGCCCTGTAGGTTGCGATGCATTTCAGCGTGTGGAACACCTGGTCCGCTTTGGCAAGGTCACCGCTGTTGATCTCGTGTCCGTCCTTGTACTTCTCGTCGAGTTTGTCCAGTTCGTCGCACAGTACGTTTTCGATGTTTTCAAACATGTCGGACCCTCCTTATGCCACGGCGGGAGTGACGGTCGTCAGGGCCGCGAGGATCTGAGCCGTCTGCTGTGTCTGGCTGGCAGCGAGATTCGCCATGTTCAGGCTGTTCTGCAGCTCCAGGATCTTCTCATCCTTCCGGTTGATGTCGTCCTGGCACATCTTGTCGAGGATCGCCTGCGTCTGCTGCTGGATCGCCAGCCGCGTCGCTGCTCCCTCATTCTGCACGACGTTCTGCGTCTGCACGGTCGCCATGCGGTTATCGCAGCAGCACTGGCTCAGCTGGCCCTGCAGCGCGTTGAATCCCTGCATGGTCGCCACCTGCGCGTCGAAGCTGCGGTTCATGTCCGCCATCTGCCGCGAATTGGCGGCGATCTCGGACTGTGCAAATCCGTTTGCGATGTTGCTGTTCACGGTGCCGAAACCTCCGCACAGCGCCGTCTGTACGTCTCCGAATCCGGACGTCACCGCGTTCTGCAGGTTACCGATCCCGCTCACCAGCGCGCTCTGATCAAACCCCCGCTGTACATCCGCTCCGACGAATCCGCCGCCATTTCCGCCGCCGAATCCGAAACCATTCCCCCAGCCGCCCATCGCGATCAGGAGGATCAGCAGCCACCAGGCTCCGTCGTTTCCGAAACCAAAGCCGCCGCCGTTGCCATATCCGCCCATCGGGCCGACCGGCATTACGAGATTACCATTACCTTCCGTCATTTTCTTTTTCTCCTTTCGTTTTTATCACAATCCGCCCGCGCGCCTGGCGGTTTGTTTCATCTCCTGCCCATCATCTGCTGGGCCATCCGGATCTGCTGGTCCGTGATCTTCCCGTTCTGCTGCAGCCAGCTGATGATCTGGTTCGGATCGTTCCTTATCCCCTCCGGGATCCCCGGCATGATCCTCTGCAGCAGCTGCTGCGGGTTCTGGAATTGCTGCATCATCTGGCTCGCTTTCGCCATTACGTTCTGCATGTACATCGGATTCATTCCGCATCGCTCCTTTTCAGGCTGGATACTTCATCCTTCAGCTGTTTCAGCTCCATCATCATCTTGTTGTATGCTTCTTCTCCCCAGGTCTGCTCCGTGTAGTCCTCCCGGCCCGCGGCCCAGCTGTGCTTCGGTACCCGCTCTTCCAGCTGGTAATGCGCGATCTGCAGCTGGTTCGGCATCCCCATCTGGTTCGTACTCTTCAGGTAAATGACCGTGTCGTTCGTGTCCCACAGCGCCAGCGGCGTGTTTGCCGGCCATCCCGGCGGCAACTGGTACGCTTTCGCGCCGACCTCGCCGTCCACCCAGATCAGTCCCTGCGTCTGCTGCGGCTGCATTGTGCTCCAGTTCGTGTATGCCGGTAAGTATGCCATGTTCATTCCTCCTTTATCTCATCTTCCAGAAGTACGCCGGGATCTCGTCCCCGCTGTCCCAGCTGTCGTAGTAGTCCCCGTCGATCACCGCGACCGCATGGTTCCCCGTCCCGATAATGTACGTTCCCACCGGGAAACGGTCCGCGAACGCCCGGACCGATATGCACCGCGGGCAGCTCTCAGGCAGCAGAAACTGTTCCGCCCCTTCTTCCTGCAGGAACGCTCCCCATACGCTGTTGCTGCTCGGCATGTCGCACATGATCCGTCCCTGCCTGCACAGGTCCTGGTACACATCTCCCCAGCTGCGCTCCGTCGCCACGGAGATTGCCCGGACCACGCAATCATTCGCCTGTTTCCCCAGCGGATTCGGATTGCATCTCACCCACATCTTCTGTTCCTCCGCCTTTCTCTGCCTATATTTTCGCAAAAGAAAAGACCGTCAACCAGTTCGTTGACGGTCCTCCCGTGTGTCGTGTTCAGTTCATTTATGGTCCATCATCCGGAAGATCATCCGCGCTTTCGGATAGATCTTTCTTTTGATTTGCGATACGGAGATATGTTCCTCCGCCTCCAGCTCTTCCAGCGTCAGCTCGTCCACGTAAAACCGGATCAGCAGGCGCCTCGTTGTTTCCCCCTGCACGTATTCCTCCACCAGTTCACGGAACAGATGATTGCTGAATATCTCCGGCCTGTTCTTCTTCATCTGCTCCCTCCGTGACTGCGTACTTGCGCTGCAGGTTGTTGTACGTGTTCAGCCAGTCCTTCGTCCTGCTCGTGTATCCGTTCACAAAGATGTAGATGCACACCGCGATTGTGATACAGAAAGCGATCGCTACGGTCATAATGCACTTGATCGCCCAGCTCATGTGCATCAGTACGGATTCCGCCTGGTGCTTCGGGATCATCGGGACGTCTTTATCCATTTTATTCCCCCTCTCCGTCCTCTTCCTGAGGCGGATTATCTTTCCAGGGTACCTCATATCCCAGCGCCCGCTCGCTGTCGCCCACTCCGCTCGTCGTCGGATCCACGACGATACCCAGCACGGCCAGCAGCGCGAACACTGCTTTCACAACCGCCTGCAGTTTCCCGACCGTCGTGCTCAAGTCGATGGAGTATCCGAATACCTCCGCCACCGTCTGCGCAACCACGGCCACCGCCGCGATCGCTGAGATCCAGAAGGTCGGATTTTTGATGCGTACTTTCCAGTTAATCATCTTTTATTCCTCCGTTTCTTCCGGTTCCGGCGCCGGCACCGGGTGCTTATAGCATACCGGCGGCTGCACGTTCCTGCCAAACTTGTCAATGAACATCACCGTATGGATCCACACGCTGGAATCATTGGCAAAAGTCCGAATCATCAGGAATTTATCCTCCGCCTCTTTTTCGTCTGCATATCCGAAGATAAAGTTTCCGCTGGTGCCGTCCGCATTTGTCTGGATCTCGATCACGTAGTAGTTGTTCATAGTTTCCTCATCCTTTCTTTTTGTAAGTCACGGTCAGATCCCCGTTAAGGTCTGACCAAACAACGTTGTTTCCGATAATGGCGGTGATCTGTGTGGGTGTGAGAGTGACGGTCTGCGGTTCAATAAGCGGATAGCATAGCGCAATACCGTCCATAGCTTCCTTGAACGTGTCTTTATCTGTGTAATCGCTATCGTGAATAAAAACGTTTCCGTTTCCACCTTCATATATAGACATATCTGGCACTAATGCCTGTTGTCTACCGTCTGAAATGCAAAGGAAAATCGGGCAATACATTTCTAACCGTCTTGCGAATGCTCCCCGTTTTATCACGTTTGATAATCCGTTTGTATAAAATCTTCCATTGTTGACAGTCCATGATAACGACCCAAGATCAACCGTCACGTATTCCACCGTCAGCACGCCCGTTGATAGGTCAAGCGTGCCACCGTAAACCGTCCCCGCTTCTGCCGGGAAAGCAACGGAAAACGTTTGCTTTTCCGGGTCATCTGCATCCGTGGGAGAAAGATAGACGTTCGCTCCCGTGAATCCGGTAATAGGTCGCACGTTGTCCGGAGAAGGATCGCCGCTCCCGCTTTGAACGGGGGTGAAGGACGCTACGACGGACATGGGTTTCGCTACGTTCGTTTCAAACGTGACAGGGTTCCCTGTTTCCGTATATTCCTTCAGCGCTTCTCCGCCGGCCAGCGCTTTCATCATCAGCAGCTTCCGGATCGGCGTCAGGTCCTCCCGCTCATAGGTGTGCAGGTTGTTCATCAGGATCCACCGCCCAGCTCAGCGATCTTTCCCCAGGTCCCGTCGGATGTTTCGTCATAGGCGTATACGTCGCCTGTGTCCACTTCCAGGAAGAGGCTTCCCGTCATCACGCGCTCTTCCGGTTTGCTGTCCAAGCTCGTTCCGGCGAATTCCTTGTACGCCGGTGCCGTCTTGTCGTACTTGTCCCCTCTGCTTACCAGTTCCCGAACCATTTTTCTTTCCTCCCTTTACTGTCGTATCGGCATCTCCATGATCTCGTTATGCACCTGGGTGATCGTCCCGTTCCCGCCTAATGCGTGATAACTCTGGTACGCGCTGTCGATTGCGTCCTTCCTGCTGACGGTGATCTGTCCCTCTGCCTTGCAGCGCTCGTATGTGTCCAGGATATTGATCCGCAATATGTCCCGGACGCCGTCCTCGATCGCCTTGCTGCGCTCCTTTTCCTTCTCCAGTTTCTTGCTGATCTTCCGCAGCGCGATCCCTACGCCCGCCGTCACACATCCGAACAGGACCTCCAGCCAATACTTCACCAACCACTCCCACATACGCCATCACCCTTCCTTTTGTATCTCCGCTTCCGGAAATACCTGCTTCACACTCTCCACGAACTCCGGCGTGCAGTGCCGCAGGATCACCGTGTACGTGTCCTTCACGACCAGTCCCGCGTTCTCCAGCGCCGCCATCGTCTTCTCGCCCACGATCCCGTCCGGCTCCAGTCCGTTGGCCCGCTGGAATTTCTTTACGGCTTCCTCCGTCTTCCGTCCGAAGTCGCCGTCCGCACCGTAGCTGCCCAGGTCGTACCCCAGGTCCATCAGGATCGCCTGTACGTATGCAACCTCCGTCCCTTTGTCGCCCCGCCGCAGCGTCTTCTTCGCCGGCTGCGGCTCCGCGCCTCCGCCGCTCTTCCCGTAGTCGTAGCTCACCTGGTCCCACAGGCCCACCGCGTTCCATCCTCCCTTGATCGTCTTTCCCTGGAACCTGCTTTCCGCCACGCATCCCCGGCTGCTGCTTGAGTGGATCGCGCCCTCGCCCCGGTCCCCGGTGCAGATCCCGATGTGGCTGGCGTTCCCCAGTCCGTCGTGGTATCCGCGCTTTTCCTCTCCGCCGTCGTTCGCGTGGATAAACAGGAAAGCGCCCTTCGGTACGCATCCCAGCTGATGCACGCACTCTTCCGGCGTCATGATCGCACCGTTCTTCCGGACCTCCCTGTACCATGCATTACTCCCGGCCAGGTCCTTCCTCATTCCGCACTGTGCCAGGCACCATTCGATAAACGCCTGGCAGTCCATCTCGCTGTACGGCGTCCCCAGTTTCTGGAATCCAACCTCTCCCAGCTTGTTCCCGT